TTCTATTATTCATATCAAAAGACGCCCAATCTTCTAAAGTTCTTTGAAAATACAAGTCTCCATATCCATCTCCATTAAAACCAATTGTATTTTCTATATAAGATTCAATTGCAGCAGCGTGTGCTTGTTTAATATCTTCACTTGAATTAGGTATTCCACCTATTTCTTTTTCTGTTATTGAAAGTTTATTCCAAACTTTGTCAGGTCTATTCATTGCAAAACCCCTATAACCTCTTCTTTTAAAATGATATAAAAGTCTAGGTTTATTATTTTCTATTAATATAGGCATACCATAAAATATACAAGCCATTAAAACATCTTCAAAAAATACCTCAGCTGTTTGAGGTCTAGCTATATATTCTAAAAAGAAATGATCTGCTGGTGCATCTTCCATGCTAAATTTAGTTAAACCATGTAAAGACCCATTAGAACCTCTCTTATCTACTGTTCCTGATATATCATAAGGATCACATCCAAATGCACCTATATGATCATTTCCAGGATATTTAATACCATTTTTTTCTATATATCTATTTTGAAGATTACTATCTGGTATCCATGTTATAAAGAACCTACCTTTATTATTAGGTGCAAATATAACTCTTGTATCTTTTATACCATTTTCCCAAATGAAATTACCTTGAGTTATAGCTGCTTTATTATTAGAATCTTCATTAAAATCTATTTGTTGATATATCTTAGTTAGATTAAATAAAGATGATTTTGATTCATCTCTAAACGCATGTTTAGTAGTTCTAGGGAATTGTCTATAAAATTCGTTTAAAGCGTCTTGATCATTTTTTAATCCATCAACTTCATTTTCCCAATATTGTACGACTCCAAGATCGATGAATCCTCCATGAGGACCGGTAACTTCGGTTTGTGGAGTATCGAAGACAGGCATCCCATAAGAATCAATGTATCCCTCGTAGTTCCATTCCATAGGTATGAACAAACTATATAATCCCGAGCTAGTCTGTCCATTGCGGTTTCTTTTTGTAACATCTGAGTTCTCATATAATTTTTTAAAGTTTCTACCTCCTTTATCTAAAGCGTTAGATGTACTTCCCATCATACACTTACCTATAATTCTACTACCTAATCTTAATGTGGTTTTTGTAACCCTCCAGTTATTAAGAATATTATTTGGTTTCTCCCATTTACCACTTTCATCATGTACTAATAGTTTTAATTTTTCACCATCATAACTATTATCTCCGGTATTTTTCCAGTCAATGGTTGTATCTAATCCTTGTAAATCTATCGCTTCACTTCCCGCTTCAATACTTCTTCTAGTAAATTTAGAAGCTGGTACTCTATACGCTAGTTCTGTTTTAGGTCGATCCATACCATCTTGAATCGGTTTAAAAAAGAAAGGATAATTAACTGAAATAGGAACAACCTTATCAGTAAACATTTTCTTAGCATCTGGACCAGTTTTAGATAATATTCCATATCTTGAATCACTAGATATTGTAGCTAAATTAACTACTTCTCCTGAAGCCATAAAAGAAAATCCAGATCTACGATTTTTAAGATAACACATCCCATAACACCTGGTGTCTGCCTTGCAAGCTTCCCAAAATATAAAGAACAATCTATTTGCTTCTCTAAAATCTGGTGGTCCAACATCAATCTTAGACCATTGTAAATACATATAATGTGTGCCTGTCAAATAAGTTGGTTTACTGTTATTATAAAACCAAAACCCTTCTTCACGTCTTTTAAATTCTTCATCAATATATTCAAACCATCTTTCTTTAAAATCTTCTGGATATTCTTTCCAATCAAAAACAGTTTTAATTCTATTTAGAGCTTTAGGATATTCGGTTTTACTCCATTTATCCTCTTTAAATTTATAGACATTTTCTTCTTTGGGTAAAGCTATTTTAAGATTTTGTATTTCATAAATCTCTCCTATTTTACCAGTTTTACTAATAACTATAATATCATGTTCTTTATTATATCCATATTCCCATTTATTATAACGATTAAGTCGTTTAATAATTTTAGGTTTAATATGATTATCTAAAATTTTATATAAAGTTTGTTCGTACATTATTTAGACCTCCCTTCTGCAAAACCTTTAAAAGTCTTTTCTTTCTTTTCTTCTTTAGGTTTATCTTCTAACATATTCTTTTCTTCTTCAATTCTATTTAGAATTTCAAAAGCATCGAATATAGCTAATTTTTTAGTAGCTGCAGCATTCTTTAATCTATCTGCGGAAATATCAGGACCATAATCTATGATTGGTTCTTTAGCAACTTTTATTAATTCTTTAACTGCTACTTGCCCAGCCTGGATTATATTCTTCTTCGTTTCCTTTGTATTCATACTTTATAACAATATCATTTGATTTCATACAATAAATTCGTTTATTATCTACAATAAACTCCCATTCTCTACCTGGTTTATAACCAACTATATCTCCTGGGTTAATATCAAGTGCTTCTAACTCAGTATTACCTATCTTTAATATCCCAACACATTTCTTTTCTACATCTAACGTTAGAGATTCAGTATCTTTAATAGGCATTACAAAGCATCTATTCATAAAAGGTATCCAATTATCACCTTTTTTATGTAAATAGATTTGATCTGGTTTACAAAAATATAGATCTTCTTTAAAATATTGACCACTATTTCTTTCATTCCCTCTTACATCATACCATCTTCTAAATATATTATGGTGAATTATAATTTCATCTCCTACTTTTATATCAGTACAATATGCCAAGGGAGTAGACACAACAATAGCTTGTCTACTTACCATCTTATGATCTTCTATATTTGCATTGATAATAAGTTTTTTATCACCTATTTCAATTTCATTATTATATCTACCTTTTTTAGGAGTTATAATAAAATTATATATACTTTTCATTAATATTCTAAATCATATTCTACTGAGATAGCCATGTTAGAATTAAACTTCTTCCAAGGCATTACTTCATCATTTTTTTTGATATAGATATTATAAGAATTATCTGCTTGACTAAAACTTATACTATAAATTGTATGTCCACCATAAACAGATTGACCTACAGAATAATGCATAGCTTCGTTTTTATAGTCCGCGCCTATACTTATTTTTCTTATAATAGAGTCCATGTCTTACTTTTCTTCAGACGTCTCTACTGGAGTATAAGAACCATTAGTTAAATCAATATTTACTTGACCGTATTTTTCTTCTAGTTCTTTTTTAGTAGTTTCTAATGCTAAATGAAATTCTTCATATGCTTTATATACATCTATTTTTCTAGCTTCTAACGCTCCAAGGTCTAATAATACTTTTTGAATATTACCTTGTTGTTTTTTTATTGTATCTAATTCTTCTGTAGTAATTTTATCTACTTTTACTTCTTTTTTATTTGCCATTTAATTTAATTTTAATTATTATTACTCTATATATTATCACCTATTAATATAGGATTTTACTTTTTAAATATACTTGTTACTTTTTCACTACTTCGACCACCAAAATAGGCTAAAACAACAGACATCATTATTTTTTCAAAAGTATCATTCCATAATTCATTTATATGAAATGGTAGTGTTTCTATACTATCTAAAATACCAGCCATTGAAAATATAACTATACACCATACTAAAACCAGTGGACGTACGTTTTTACTCCACCAAGAATCTGACAATGAATCTGCCTCCCATCTTGAAGTTATAGCTTGTATTTCTTTATTCTGTTGCTCGTATATTATTTGTTGTAATTTTATTTTATCATCTGCAGGAGCATCTGATTTTGTTATAGCTTCAATAGCTTCTTTTGGTGAAGTTACTCCTTGTAATACATTTCCTAAAGTGGGATTTATTACTGACGCAGCGCCAAATAATAATTGTCCAACAGTTGTATCTTTAAATTTTTTCTTTGCCATATTATTTATTATAAGGAAATAATCTATTTAAAGTAGCTTTTCTAGATTTACACCCGCATCCACCAGGTATACTATCTGCTAACTTTTTTATTCCCGTAGCTTTTGTGAATTTTTCTACTGTATCTCCTAATCCTTTTGATTTCATTTAATTATAATTTTTCGTAATCATCTGTTTTATCATATGCTTCTTTTTCCCAAGGTAGATTTGGAGCACCTTCTTTCATTTTACTTCTAGGATATTTTTTACCTTTCCAATATACTGCTTCATCATCATACCATAAATCTCCTCTTTTTATTTGGTCTATATGAACTTCTTCATGCTCTATAATACTTTCATGATCTTTATTGGGTAATTTATCAGATATTAAAATAGTACCATTCTTGTTTCCTTTTCCTAAACATCCTTCTTCTAACTCTCTTTCATAAACTGGAGAGGTTTTTTTAAATGGTGGTTCTAATTTAAATGTCATAATTATGGTGCTAACTCCGTTGCTTGTTCAGCAGCTTTAAGGGTTTTATAAGTAGCGGTTCCGCCTTTATCTAATAGATTCCAAAACTTTTGAAATGGTTTTTGAAATGAGGAACCTGAAAACCAATTCTTACCTCCTTTTATTTTACCTAATCCAGGAATATAAGAATATAATCCTCCAGCTATATTTCCAGCTCCCTTAGCAACATTGCCTGTTGCTATTTGACCAGCACCAGTAGCTGCTTGATGAGCAGAGCTTGCTACAACAGCTGGTCCTATCCATTGAGATGCCATATTCATTTCTTCGCCTGGTATATAAACATCTGCTCCTGCCGCTTTCGCTTCTTTTGCTCGTCTTAAATTAGTTAAACTACTAGTTGGACCAGTTGATGCGGTCTCATTACCTATTAAATTTTGAGCACTCGCTCTACCTTGTTGCATCAATGCGTTAAATCCTTGAAAAGGATTCTTAAACAATGTACCTGCTTGTTCCCACGCACTATCTGTTTCATATATTTCTTTTTGCTTTGCTTCCCATTCAGAACCTCCTATTGTAGTTGGTTTTTTAGAAACAACAGGTTTATCACCCGTGTTCTTTTTAATAAACGCATCTAAAATATTCTTAGATTTTTCTAATTCAGCTTTCTTATTATTTTGAGCAATAATATCTTCATCAGAATTAGGATCAGTGTCTACCTCATTATTGTTTAATGGAGATTGAAAAGCGTTACGGGATACACCCCACTTCTGCGTATAAGGCATGATTTAACTATTAGCGTGATATGCAGCTAATACTTTATCTGCTTCTTCTTTAGAAGAGAAACCATCTCTCCATATTCCGCCTTTTTTGTTATTTAAAATAACCCATTCACCTCCTTGTTTTACAACGCATCCTTTTCCACCTTCTGATTTAGCACAACCTTTTCCGCTTGCTAATAATGGAGATGAGGTACGACTTAGAGGATTGTTTTGTGTATAAGCCATGATTTTTTATTTTTTCATTTTATTAACTGCTTCTTTATCATCTGTTGCAGATACATAACCTCCTTCAGCAGAAGATGCAGCATCTTTTTGAATAACGTCTTCAACCGCGTTAGCTGGAGAAGATTTTCTTGATATATGCTCTTTCTTTTCATCATATCTTACGTCTTCTGCTAAATGTGTGATGTGTTTTTCGTCAGCAGTTTCCCACTCTTTATTACCATCTCCTTTACCTCTAGCATCATCTTTAATATCTCTTTTAAGATAATCCATATGAGCTTTATCGTCTCTAATTGCTGCTTTCACATTTTGCTTTGTAATGTGAGTATGCATGTGTTTATGTATTGGATGTCCCATTTTATTTATTTGTTTAAGTTAATGCTACTATTTCAGTAGCTGTTGTTAATGTATTTTTATCTCCTGTACCGCCTGAAGCAGCTTGTCCTACGTTTACTCGTGCAACTGCGATTGGTAATACTGTGCCTGCTGGGATACTTTCTATAAAGATTTCTTCTCCCATGTTAGTTGTAATATAAGCATCTCCTGTACCTCCAATATATAATTGGAAAGCTTTAGATTGACCTAATTCTGATGGTTGATTAACATATGTAGTATTAGCTTCTACAAAAGTTGCCGTAACACTACCTGATCCACCACCACCAAATACTCCTTCAATAGCAGCTGTATCAAATATTATTGTTTTTCCTACAGGATCTACCCAGTCAAAATCACCAGTAGTTGCTACATCAAGCGCTGTTACACTTCCACCACCACTAACTGTCATAGTAAATGTAGCATTACCTGTATAAGTTCCTCCTGATGGAACGATAGCTTGATCAGCTCCAGCATTAAACCCAGCTGCATCGTTACTTGTTACTTGTGGAAATATATCTCCAACAACTAATTTCCATCCCCAATCTTGATCAACATTTATACCATTTCCTTCATAAATAGCATAAGCATCTCTATCAGCACCTGCGTTAGGAAATATATCTGCAGATAAGCTAAGCGTGTTGTTACTATCTATAGCTGTAACATAAGCAATACCTGGTCTTGTTACTGACATATTATATACAACATCTCCTACTTGTACACCTTGATTTAATACTTGATTTTCATTTGGAGAAGATTTTAATGTCTGTACAAAACCACCTCTTAATGGAGCGCTAGTATCTTGAAGTTTACTAGTTAAGTCTGCTGTTGTAACACCTTCAAATTTTACTGCAGTTCCTGGTATATTTATTGAGTCACTTGGAATAACTTTTATACCAGAAGTTAACGTGCTTGAATTTATTATCATGATTTACTTTTTTTATTGTGGAACTTCTTCCGTTGTTGCTTCATCATCACCCTCTGGACAATTAGCTTCTCTATATTTTCTAAAATCTTCAGCAGAATATCCAGCATCACTTGCTATTTCATGATCAAACTCTGGTGAACATGGATCCATATTAGGTTCTGATCCTAATCCAGGATGTCCTTCTTCATGAGCATTTAATGGAGATATAGATGATCTTCTTTCCATACCATCAATAGGTTGATTAGCTGCTTGCGTGTTATCTTCTTCTCTCTGTACGTCTACTTGTTCTGGATCTTTTTTTGGTCCATGCTTTTCTGCTTTATGTTTTGCTTTTTGTTCATCTGACATATCTCTATGTTTTACACCATCTGCATTTTTCATGTTTAATGGTGAAATTCTATTAAACGGATTCTTTGCGTTTAATGGAGAGCTTTTTCTTGATAGTGGATTTCCTCCTTGTTTATAGGCCATAATTATTTTCCTTTTGCTAGTTGTGTTATAGGACCGCCTTTATAAATTGGATCCATTAATTTTAATTTCATTCCGTGTGCTCCAGCGCTCCAACCTTTACCATGAGGTCTTCCGTCTTGATCTAAAGGACCATCCCATATTTGAGATTCTCCTACTATTCCTACAGAATTATTTTTAGAAGCATGTGTGTGAGACTTGTCTTCTATCATTTTAAGTGGTGATTTGTGTTTTTTCATAATTTTTTTTATTTATACTAAATCGTTTATATCGTTTTCTCCGGGTAAAGCTCTATCAAATGATCCTTCTATTTCAGTACCAAACATTCCTTCCGCTGCTATTTGAGTATTAGGATCAAATGTAGGTTTCATTAATGGATCTCCTCCTTGTTGAATAACATTATCTCCAACATTTCCTTCTACAGCTGTTTGATAACCGCTTTCTCCTATATCTGGTTCTACCGTTCCTCCTCCCATAGCAGCAACAGTTTCAGCTAGTTCTTTAACCCCTTTGTTGGTATTACTAACAATTTTATTAATTGCTTTAAGATCTTTTCTAATCTTTCTTCTACCTTTTTTACCAGATCTACCCAGTAAGGCTTTACCTAAAAAATTTAAAGGACTTTCTTTACTCATCTTGTTTTATCTTTATTTACATTATAAATAGCATGAGTTAAAACTTTATCGGTATAAGAATCACCAGCTATTAATTTATTTCTACGCTCACTTGTAGGAATATCATCATGACCTAACATGATTCTGTACATTCTACTTATAAGTTGTTTACCCTTAAATGAGACTTTATATATATTATATTTTTGTGTGGTTCTATTTCTATGTCTCCACACTTGAACCCAATCATGTTGTAATAATTTACTCCATCTTCTGTTATTCCAACTAAAAGAATATGCACCCATTTCAAAATCTTTTTTTGTAAACAAGTCTACACAGTCTAAATAAATTAATAATTCTAATTCAGCATCAGTTAAGTCGTTGTTTTTACAAGCCCATTTGCGTATTATACGGTAATGTTTTAACAAATTTAGATCTTTAAGATCACTTGCTTCTAGCTTTTTCATAAAACAACGACCACATTTTCTTGTCTGATGACATGATATGGTTCTTTTTCTATTTCAATCTTATGTGCTGCAGCTTTATCAAAATAAATTATATCACCTTGTTTAACTGCAATCACAGAATCACCTATATGAAGTACTTTAGCTTGTTGAAATCTGACGTCTTCACGTTGTTTTTCAGTTAAAAGTAATCCACCTTTAGTTTTTTGATTAGATTCTTCTATTTTTTTTATAATTAAGTTATTTCCTATCGCCCTCATGTAATCTAATATTATTTATTATACAATCAGTTGATAAGATAGTAGTTGCTACAGAAGCCGCATTTAATAATGCACTTTTTGTTACTAATAATGGATCTATAATTCCATTATCAATCATATTTACCATATTTCCCGTAACCACGTCAATACCAAAACCATGTTTTTTAGGCATTTTTGGTTTTAGTCCAGCGTTTTCTAGTATAATTTTATAAGGAGAAATTATTGCTCTAGTTAAAATTCTTTCAGCATCACTAATTTCTTCTATATGTTCAGCGGCATTAAGTAATGCAATACCACCACCTGGTACTATACCTTCTTTTATCGCGGCTTTTGTAGCACAAATAGCATCTTCAACTCTATCACTTTTTTCTTTTAATTCTATTTCAGAGTTAGCACCTACTTTAACCACGGCCACTTTGGCAGCTAATAACGCAAGTCTTCTTTCATGTGCTACTTTATATGCAGGAACTTTTTCTACGGCCTGTTTTGCTTGAATTTCTTCAATCAAATTCTTTACTACTTCAGGAGTTTCCTCTACTTGTATTATAGTGTTTTCTTTGTTACTAATTATTTTTTTAGCTTTTCCTAAATGTGTAGGATCTATTAAATCCATATCATCACCTAAATCTTCATTTATCACAGTAGCACCTGTCATTAAAGCTAAATCATTTAACTTTTCTTTTCTTGTAAACCCGTGTATTGGGGCATCTACAATACAAACTTTTATATTACCTTTCATTTTATTCATTGCAAGTGCGGCAAGAACTTGAGGTTCTACATCTGCAATAATAAATAAAGGTTTATTATTTTTAATAACATATTCTAATACACCTTGTATTTTTCTTATGTTTTCAATTTTAGACTCGACAACTAATACAAGAGGATTTTTTAATTCAGCAGTACCTTTGTTTTGATCTGTAGCAAAATGTAAGCTTTTTAAAGGTCTATCAAATTGTATTCCATCAATAATATCGACAGAGGAGATTAAATCTTGAGATTCTTCCATTATTACGACACCTGTTTTATCTACACTTTTAAATGCTCCACCAATTAGTTTACCTAATTCGGAATCATTGTTTGATGAGATAGTAGCGACTTGATCAATCATATCGCCTGTGACTTCTATTTTAATAGATTCTAGATAATCTACAACTTTTTTTACAGCTGAATTAATACCCTCTTTTAATTGTCTAGTATTAATTTCTTTTTTATCTGCTTCTTGTAATATAGCTTGCGCTAATATTGTCGCTGTAGTAGTACCGTCTCCCGCTTCTTCTACAGTTTTTCTAGCAGCTTCTTTTATTAATGTTGCACCCATGTTTTCAACAGCATCAAATAATACTATTGAATTAGCAACAGTTACACCATCTTTGGTGATAATGGGTTTTCCTTGATCATCTTCTAGGATAACACACTTGCCGCTAGCTCCGAGTGTGGAGCTAACAGCTTTAGTGAGTTTATTTATCCCTTCAAATATTTGATCTTTTGCATCCTGACCGAAGTTAAGATGTTTCACAAGTTTATTGGACATAATTTAATTGTATTTGATTTTATTTAAAGGTTTTCACGACTTTTGGCCCTTTTACGAAGTCTACTTTTTTAGCATAATGCTCTACTGATCCATCAATAGCAGCTTCTGCTCCTTCTATAGTTTCTCTTCGGGTTACGTCGATCCAAGTATCTTCCTTTTCAGGATTTTGGTACTCGGTTTGATAGAATCCGTTAACTAATTGAACTATCCTCCAGTTTGATTTATCTGCAAGATGTTTCCATAGGTTAATAGTTTCTTCGGTTAATTGTGGTTGACTATTCCACGTTTTAGTCTGATAATAAAACGTCATTGGTTTTGGTTTTAAAGGTTAATAAAAATTGTGTTACGCTACACTAGCCCAAACTATCGCTACATCATCATCATTTTGAATCATAATGCTTTGTTTAGTTTCAAAAGTTCCTGGTGAAACTGGGATAGCGCTTTGTTTGTAGTAATCACTGTCTTGTGCTGCTGGCAGATACGATGCTGTCCATGCTGCATTTTCTCCAGGATATACTGGTAGGTTCCAAGGTTGTGATTGAGCAGCTATAATTGCTCCCCAAAATCCTTTTTCAACGTTAGCTACAGTAGTAGCAGAACCAGCTCCAAATCCTTTTCCAGCTCCCGCTTCAGAAGTAATTGTTAAAGTAGCTGCTGATTTGTAAGTTATCACTACTGTAGATGCATTACCACCATTAGCAGTACCTTTTACTTTTACTACGTCTTCTACGTTAATTGGAGTAATTGCTCCATCAACTAATAAATTAATAAATTTTACCATTGTTTATGTTTTAAATGGTTACCGGTTTACGCATTGATTTAGATATAAAAGATAGGTAAACCAAAAAATATCTTTTATACCTTATATTGTATTATCACTTGTTTATAATATTTTTTACTATGGAGTAAAAGGAATTTCAATTACAGTAGATATATCTGCATATCCTACTGCATTAAGTTTGTCTTCAGGAGAAGTAGTTCCATTTATATCTCCATAACTCCACCCAGTCGGGGTTGCAGTAAAACTTAAATAAGGCACTGTACTATAATTAGAAAAAGCGCTTAGGGTACCAGTTGACATTGGAGCTGAATCTGGATAATCATATAAATACTCCATTATACAAATCTTAAGATATCCAGTGCTTGTTATAGCACTAATAGCTGTTGAATTTAAATCCCAAGATTCTAAAGTTGATAAATCTCTCCATGTAACAGCTAGGGATCCATCATTAGCTGCATAATCTACAGTATCATCAAAATTATTAATATCACTAGTTGTTAAATTTGCATTAGCATTTCCTTGAGCTGTTGATTTTACTAGTGCTACTTTTAAACCAGCTCCACCGCTTCCTGCTGTACTTGTAGTAGGTTTATAATATAATTTTAAATTTGTTATAGTATAACCAGTTTGATAAGCTGTAGCATTGAATGCTAAAAACTGCCTTTTAACTGTCCAATCACTTCCTTTGCCTCCTGAAGTATAACTTACTCTAACTGATTCAGTATTTGAACTTGTTGATTGATTTTGAATACCATTACCTGTAGTAGCATTACGAGCTGTCGTCCAACCTAATTCACTTGATGCCGCTACCCAACCGTATTTTCCTGCTGTTATTGTTGCCATGATTTATATTAATCTAGTAATATCCAAGTTTTATCTGGATCAAAATATATTTCATCACTACTAATTGCATATCCTACTATTCTTGCTGTATGACCAGTAGTGGTAGGAGGAGTAGTTGTCATACCACCACCTGATGATAAATATAAAGGCGCTCCAACAGTGTAACCATGACCACTATCATATACTACACCTTGAACTGTTATTCCATTTGTAGTCATTGATCCTGCTTTATAAGCATAACCTAGTAATCCTTTTGAAGCAGCTGATGCAGCAGTTGTATTATCTGCTTGTGTCCAAGTAGTAGCCGCAGATAAATAATATATTTTATTAACAGTAAGACTAGTTGATGACCCACCTATTAAAGTAAGACCAGACGTGGTATTAGCTGAAATATCTCTATTTATTTGAACAGCATTACTATTCAAGTCTATATTTCCTGACATTGAACCACCTGATAAAGCTAAGAAATTCCATTCAGCTAAACTAGCAGGGGTTATTTTTCCATTAGCATTTTCACCATCTACTACCACTAAATATTGCACGCTAGGATCTTCACCATCTATTGTATTTAATTCATTAAGATCTAAATCAATATCAATAGTTCCACTAGAGGTAATTGGTGAACCACTAACATCTAACCCTGTTCCTACTGTTACTGCTACACTTGTTACTGTACCACTATTTGTAGTAAATCCAGCATCATTGTTAAGAAGTGATATATTTAATGAGTTAAAGGAAACTTTATTTACACCACCAGAGTCATTAAATATAATAGCAGCACTACCAGAAGGAGTTCCACTAGAAGCAGCATCAATTAAATTAGAAGATGAAGTGCTATAATCTACTGCTAAAGAACCTGAACTTGTTACTGTACCGGTTAAACCATCACCACCACTTACGCTGGTTACTGTTCCATCACCTGTACCACATCCTAAATTACTTCTTGCATCTGCAGCGTTACTTGCACCAGTACCACCATTAGCAATAGCTAAGTCTGTTCCAGACCAATCACCGTTATTAATAGCAAGTGTTCCACCTAATGTTATAGTACCTGTTGTTGTAATAGTTCCACCTGTTAATGTTAAGCCATTAACTGTACCAGCTGTAGCTACTGAAGT